TCAAAATATTCGAATCGGTAACGAGCCGACCTCTACAGGCCAGGCTACAGTCGAATTATTAGGAGTCGAATTAGTGAATATTCGCGAAATGATAGTCGCAGCCGTTGTTACGCGGTTAACCGGATTAACGACGACGGGCGATCAGTGTTTCAGGCGCCGCGCCTATCCTCACGGCGTTACGCCGGCTTTAAATATCCTATGGAATGAGGACGAGCCCGATTACGACTCCGCGAAAATGGGCGGGTGCGCGCCGCTTAATCGGCTCGCCGTTCGAGTCCAGGCGTCGGTAAAACCTGGCGAGGAAACCTTATTAAATACGATCGCGAGCGAGGTCGACGTCGCCATGTATACGGACCAGAATTTCGGCGGGCTCGCGGTCGGCGTCGAACGGAGTACAGTCTCCGCAGCTATCGACGGGGACGGCGATCAATCGCTCCTCGTCGGCGACCTGGTTTATGATATTTTCTACCGGACGGCCGAAGGCGCGCCGGATATCGCAGTGTAACGGAGGGTATTACCATGAGTGTAAAACGGGGTTGTCTCGGAAAGGTAAAGAACAAGGCCACAACGACGACCGGCGCCGCCGGCGAGGTCGACGAGGTCTCCGCGTGGCAGTATGAAGAATCCGCGGAGCAGATCGACGCATCGAAAATCGGCACGTGTACGAAAAAATTTGAAGCCGGCGCAAAGCAAACGACCGGACAAATCACGGCGCATTGGGAGCCGGCCGCAACTGGCAACCAGACGAAATTCGTCGTCGGCGATAAAATTGTCCTCGAGCTCTATCCAGGCGGCGACGCCAGCGGCTCGACTTACTATGCAACACCGGCCGAAGGGGCTACAATTACGTCCGTTTCCCGCTCCGGCGGCGTGGACGGTCTCGCCGGGAACGTTTTCGGCTTTTCGGTTAACGGGGAAATGACGACGACGACCGTCCCGTAAACCGGAGTAATTTATGTCAGTATTTAGTGATAAGGTCCGGGCCGCATTCCAGGCGCGCGAGGCTCGCGTCGTTACGGTTCCGGAGTGGGGTATGGAATTATTTATATACCCGATTACGCTCGCGCAGCTCGAGGCCATTTACGAGGACGACAGCGATTACGGCGTCGCCGCGCGGACGATCCTGGTCCGCGCAAAAAACGAGGACGGTTCGCCGGCGTTTACAAAAGGCGACCTCGACGAGCTCCGTAAATTCGGCGTCGAGGATTACGGGCCGGCGGTAATTGCCAGGATCGCGCGCGAGATCAACGCGCCGGACGACCTCGCCGACGACGAGCAATCCGCGGACGACGTAATGGAGGAGCTCGCGGGAAACTGAAACGGGACGCGCGGATTCGCTCGATAATGGACGTCGCGTATATGTTCCGGATGCCGCTCTCGACCGTATCGAATATGACGGTCGCGGAGTTTCAGCTCTGGATTGCGTGGAGTAAATTACATGGCGAGACCGACAGCACGATATAGAGTCACGGCGGAGGATAAAACCAAAGCCGGATTAAATTCGGTCCGGCGAAACCTCGGGTCCCTAAAAGGTCAATTCGCCGCGATCGGCGCCGCCGCCGGCGTTATATTCGGGGCGTTTTCGAAGTCAGCATTCAGCGCCGCGGATGATTTAAATAAGTTAAACGATCAACTTAATATTTCGACGGAGGCGCTCAGCCAGTACCGATTCGTCGCACAACAGACCGGCGTCGAATTTAATACACTGACGACCGGACTCCAGCGACTCGGGCGCCGCGTCTCGGAGGCCGCGCAGGGGACGGGCGTCGCGAAAGACGCGCTCGCGGAGCTCGGGGTCGATGCTCAGAAACTCAATACACTCGAACTCGATCAGCAATTCGAGGTCCTGGCCGACGCGTTTAACCAGGTCGAGGACGAGTCGAGTAAACTCCGGCTTGCTTTTAAATTGTTCGATACGGAGGGCGTCCGGTTATTGCGGACGATGAAAGGCGGGTCGGAGGCGGTCCGCGAGCTCCGTCGAGAGGCCGACGGGCTCGGGCTGACACTCGAGCAAGGCGTCGCCGATAAGGCGACGGAGGCGGTCGACGCTATAGGACGGATCCGCGCGCAGTTCTCCGCCGCGGGTAAAGAGATTATCGAAATATTCGGGCCGGCGTTAACCGGGCTCGCGAATTTCCTCGCCTCGAATCTCCCGCGGGCAATAAAGCAGGCGAATCGGTTCCTCGTCGCGCTCCGGATCGGTCTGGTCGAGACCGCCGCCAAAGTACAAGAGGGGCTCGGAAACGAGGAGGCCGCGAACAATCTCCGCGACCTGGCGAACGTGTATCGGGACGAGTTCGACGACATATCAAAATCGTTACTCGAATTTAACGCGAATATCGGCGAGACCGTTAACGCCGCCGACTTTATGGACGACTCTTTAAAGCGGACAACGGAATCCGCGAAAGAGCAGAAAAAGGCGCTCGCGGAATTGAATAAAGAGCTCGCCAGGGCGAAGGATATAACGGAGGGCGTGCGGACGCCGCTCGAGTCGTATAACGCGGAGGTCGCCGACCTCGAGGGACTTTACGATCGCGGCCGGATCAGCCTCGAGACGTTTAACCGCGCCGTCGAGGCCGCGCGCGAATCGTTAAAAGACGGGATCGGGATCGATCCGACGCCGTTACAAGAATATACGCGCGGGCTCGCCGACCTCGAGGCCGCGTTCGAGAGTGCGGCGATATCGTTCGAGGAGTACGCCGAAGGGCGATTTAAACTCGAGGAGGGGCTCGACGCCGGCGTCGACAAGGTTAAAGAAAAGGTCGAGGAATCCGCCGACGCGCTCGACGAATTCGGCAAACAAGCCGCGCGTAATATACAAGATTCGTTCGCCGACTTTTTGTTCGATCCGTTCGCGTCCGACCTCGAGGGGATGGTAAAAGGGTTTACCGATACGCTCCGGCGCATGGCCGCGGAGCTCGCCGCGTCTCAGATCCTTTCGGCTTTCGGCGGCGAGGCCGGTATCGCCGCGGGGATAACGGGGATCCTAGGGCGCGCCGTCGGCGGTCCGGTCCGCGGCGGAGTTCCTGTTATCGTCGGCGAGCGCGGTCCGGAGGTATTCGTCCCGCAGCAAGGGGGCGGGAATGTTCTCGCGAACGGCGCCGGCGGGATGAATCTAACGTTAAACGTTACGGCCGGCGGCGGCGTTTCTCGCGAGTCGGCGTCGCAGGTCGGTTATGATCTCGGGCGGACGATTAACGAATACTTGAGGCGTAACGGATGAGTTTTCTAGAATCTCCGCGGTTTCCGGATAATCTCCAATACAACACCGTCGGCGGACCGGCGTTTTCGGTCGACGTTAATCGGGTGCAATCGGGTCGCGAGTTCCGCAAGGCGAATCGGGATATTGCGTTACATCGCTATAACGTGAATCAGGTTAAAACGGTCGAAGATTTCGAGACGATACTCGATTATTTTTTCGCACTCGGAGGACCGGAACACGGGTTCCGGTTAAAGGACCCGGGCGATTATAAATCCGTCGGCGTGAATTCGACGCCGGCTTTTGATGATGTAACGATCGGAACGGGCGATTCGGTCGAGGCGGATTACCAGCTCGTTAAAGTTTATCAGCCGGTCGGCGCCGCACTATCGCATACCCGGACCATAAATAAACCCGTTTCCGGTTCCGTCCTGGTCGGCGTCGCCGGCGTACAAAAGACACAGGGCGTACACTGGACGCTCGCGACGGGGACCGGGATCGTCTCGTTTACGACGGGTAACGTCCCGACAACAGGCCAGGGCGTCACGGCCGGTTACGAGTTCGACGTCCCGGTCCGGATCGATCAACAATCGCTCGACGCGAATTTCGCGAATTGTAATATCATGTCCTTTAACCTCCCGTTAATTGAGATCATTCCGGAATGAGTCGAAACGTCCCGGCCGCGATACAAGCCGCGCTCGATTCCGGGGCAATGGCGCTCGCCACTTGTGTAAAGATTACGACCACGGGCGGGACGGTATACGGGTTTACCGACTGGCAAGTCGACCTGGTCGTCGACCTTGTTACGTATAAATCTATTGGCGGATATACCGCGCAGGCGATCCGGACAACGTCCGAAATGAACGTCGATAACGTCGATTTAATCGGTTATTTCGTCGATTCCGGGATAACACTCGACGCGGTCCGTAACGGTTTTCTCGATAACGCCGCCGTCGAAAAGTTCAAAGTAAATCCGCGATCGTTACCGGACGGGATTATTAAACTCCGCGCCGGGACACTCGGACGCCAGCAAGCCGGCGACAATGATTTTAATTTCGAGATCCGCGGGTTATTCCAGCGGTTACAACAGACCGTCGGAAAAGTTTTAACGCCGCGATGCCGCGCGGAATTATTCGACGCCGAATGTAAGGTCCCGGAATACCCGCCGGACTGGAGCGCATCGACGGCGGTTACGGCGGTCGATGCATACGACGCCGGCGTCGGGTCCTTCGTTCGACCTACAGCCGGCTTTAACTATTTTTATCGATGCACGATAGGCGGGACGACGAACGATACCGAAGGCGAGCCCACGTGGAATACGACACCGGGCGGGACGACGGTCGAGGCCGACGGCGTCGAATGGGAGACGGTCCTCGCGTGGCATTTGAAAGGCGCGATCGCGACGTCGCCGATTACTAGTCGCGCGATATTTGCGTCCGGGTCTTTATCAGTTCAGCCGGACGGCTTTTGGGAGCATGGGGTCGTTACTTTTACCTCCGGCTTAAACGCGGGCGTATCGCGCGAGGTTAAATCGTTCACGGCGACCGGCAATATCCTCGAGTTTTTCCTCCCGTTTCCGTATGACGTCTCAGTGTTTGATTTTTTCGATATCACGGCGGGTTGTTTAAAGGACCTCCCGACATGCCGCGACACGTATCGCAATACGTATAACCGCCGCGCGGAGGATTACGTGCCAGGGCTCGACAAGGCGAACGAGGTCCCGAAGGTTAAATAATGGCCGAAGGCGTTAAAACTCTCGTCGGCGGTCTGATCGGCGCGGTCGCCGGTTACTTTATCGCCGGTCCGCAGGGCGCCGCGATCGGGTTTTCGGTCGGCGCCGGTCTCGGGGCTGGATTCGAGGAAAAAACGCCGATCGAGGTCGGACGCGTAACGGACCTGACGACGACCGGCGCCAGTTACGGGGACCCGATCCCGCGGGTATACGGAACGATGCCGGTTCCGTCGGTCATGCTATTCAATTCGGGATTACTCGAGGACAAAAACAAAAAGAAAGAGGGCGGCGGATTATTCTCCAGCGGGACGGAGGTTACGACGTATAAATATTCGCTCGACGTCGCATATTGTCTATGCGAGGGACCGATCGAGGGCGTCGGCCGGATTTGGTTAAACGGCATATTAATATACGACGGTCGGAGTACGGCGGAGGCGCTCAGTTTTACCGCTAAGTCGAAATTTTACGACCGATTGACCATATACAAGGGGACCGAAACACAGACGCCGGACTCGATGATCGAGTCTTACGAGGGCGCCGGCAATGTTTCGGCGTATCGGGGTTTAGCTTACCTTGTCCTCGAGGGGCTCCGGCTTAAACGGTTTTATAATAAGGCGCCGAATCAGGTAAAAGTCGAAATAATAAAAGACAATTCCGCCGACGCGCCGCCGTCGATACTCCAGACCTTGACGACGGAGCGCGTAACGTCCGATTCCGGGGTCCTCGATAACGGGACCGTATTGATCGGGAGGACCTCGACGGACGGGCTCGATAGCGATTACGAGTTCGACCATATACTCTATCGGACGGACCTTTACGGCGAGATACTTGAGCAGACAACATACCCGGTCCGGCTTCCGAATACTCTATCAAATTCGACAGCATACGAGATCCAAAACGAGCCGCGCGCGGTATTCTGGCGAAACATATTCGGCGGCTCGACCTCGCGTTTATTTTGGGATGGCACTCAGATCGGGATCGAGAATTTCGTCGGGTCGACGGGTCCGCTCGGGTGCGTCGATTATCGGATGTATGGCGAGGACGAACATCGGACCGCGAAATTACTCGGAGGTAAATATTACGTAACGACGACTTACGGCGCCGACGGTCCCGGGCTCGTTCGTTACTTTGCGGACGAATTCGGTCGACCTACATTTGATTGGGATCTCGCTCGGACCTTTAACGACCTGCTATCGCGGACCGGCGTTATAGGTACGAATTTTTGGCTATACCCGGACGCCGAAAACGACGATCGGTTTTTCGTATTCTGGACGGCGACGCCGAATAATGCCGACACGGGATATCTGGTTTATTACGACATCGAGTTTAACGTCCTGGCGCAATGGGCTAAAAACGACGGACCGCCGATTTCGAATCAGATTTCGCGTAATTTCCTGATAGGTCCGGGGTATTGTCTGATCCGCGTCTCGAACACCTCGTCGCTTGCCAGGTTATACAGTTTCGACGAAACGGTCTCGGGCTCGACCTGGTCCGTCGACGGGTCCGTTACGATCGATAACTCCGTTACCTATAACGGACTCATACCGCTAACGGACTCGCTCGTTATGTCGCGGTTCGAGATCCTCACGCGCGACGAGCTCGTCCTCGCCGGCGGTCAGACATTACAGGCGGTCGTCGAGGACATTCTCGGGGATTATGGATACCAGGCGTCGGAGCTCGATATGTCCGGCTTATCCGGGACCGTCGAGGGGTACCGGATCCCGGGACCCAAAACCGGCCGCGGCGCGCTCGAGGATTTACAACTAACATTTTATTTCGATATCGTCGAAATCGATTATAAACTCGTCGGCGTTATGCGGGGCGGGTCCTCCGTCGTTACCATTCCCGCCGGCGACATGGCCGCGCATGACGGCGACGCGGAGGTCCCGGACATGGTCCCGCGCGAACGGGCGGAGGAGCTCGAATTACCGCGGCAAATAACAATTAAATACCTCGACCGCGAGACAAATTACGAGGTCGGCGCCGAAGGCTCGAGCCGCCAGGTTACGGACGCGAACGACGAGCGCGTCGTTACTGTCAACGTAACACTCGATAAAGATAAAGCGATACAGGCCGCGCATGTATTGTTATACCGCGAACACCAACAGCGCGAGACCTTAACAATCCGTTTAACGGAGCAGTATCAATACCTGACGCCGACCGATATCGTAACAATCGACGACAACGGCGACGCGCGCGAAATACTTTTACTCGAGGAATCCGAAAACCCGAACGGCTTTATCGAGTTTCAAGCCGTCCCGGAATTTACGCCGATCTATACGCAAACGATGACCGGCTCGGGCAGCTCCGCGGATTACGCGGATATCGTCGACCAAAACGGGCCGGCTTTACTGGTCTGGTTGGATATCCCGATTATGGACCGGACCGACGACAATCTCGGGGTTTATGCCGCCGCGGCCGGATACCTCTCGTCCTGGTCCGGTCATGATCTATTTAAATATTCCGCGGAGTCCTCGCAATATAACCGGATTACCCGATTCGTCGACCAGGCGGACGCCGGACGCGCGGAGGACGCGCTCGGAGACCATACGACCGGCGCGATTGACTGGACGAATAGCGTAACGGTCCGGCTCGCGGGGCCGGGATCCCTGGCGAGCTCCACGGAGGCCGCGGTTATCCAGGACCGGAACATTAATCGGGCGGTCCTCGGGCGCGAGGGGCGTTACGAGGTCCTGCAATTTATCACGGCGACCGCACTCGGGGACGGCCGGTATACGTTAACCGGGCTCCTCCGCGGCCGACGCGGGACAAATTACGCGATCGGTAATCATGCCTCCGGCGATTTATTCGCCGTCCTGGCGCCGGCCACGGCGATACGGCTTTTCTACGCCTCGACCGATATCGGCGAAACGATTACGCATAAATTCGCCGGCTCGGATGAGTCGATCGACGACGTATCGACGATCGGGCTCGAGTTCGACGGGGTCGCCTTATTGCCATTCGCGCCGGCCGCGATCGCCGCGGCGCAATCGGGCGCCGATTGGGTCATCGACTGGACGCCGCGATCCCGGCTCGCCGGGGCTCTGGTCCCGAACCAGGCGTCGGAAACGGATCCGGAGATCGCGAGCTATACGGTCGATTTCCTCGACGGCTCGGACGTCGTAAAGGGGACGTATACTGTTACCGTCGGAACGGAAACGCGGACCTATACCTCCGCGGAGCAAACGGCCGATTTCGGCTCCGCTCAATCGGATATCGTCGTCGTCGTATATCAAAAGGGGACGACACTCGACCGCGAGGGACACGGGATAAAACTCGACACGGCGACCGGCGCGATCTCGATCGTCGATCCGAAAATATGAGGGTTTAACATGACAACAGCAAACTTGAATTTAACGGAATTCGTCGACGGGCAGGATAATCCCGATGTCCCGATTAACGAGGGTTTAAACGTATTCGACGCCAAGGTCTGCGAGGTCCTGGTTATCGATTTCGCGAGCGATGCCGATTTAAATATCACGGCGACCGGGACCAAACCGCAGCAATGGCAATATGCCGGCTTTGAAATGACGGACACCGGGACCTCGCTAACGACCGGGCGTAATGTAGTTTTACCGAATACCGAAAAAGCCTTTTATAGTTTCCATAACAACACGGCGCAAAGTCTTACGCTAAAAACATCCGGCGGGACCGGGATCACGGTCGCGACAACGAAACGCGCGTTATTGTATAGCGACGGGACGAACGTCGTCCGCTATACGCCGGACACTTAAAACCTTATGGATGAGGTCAAGAGATACAGCGGAGGTATGATTCCAATGAGGGTAAAAACGTGGAATATATCGATAAACTCGCGAAAAAGGTCGACGAAAACTCGACGCGGTTAACGCGCCTCGAGGCGCTTTACCAGGATTCGGACGCGGACAATAAACGTAGCCATAACCGAATCGAAAAAAAAGTCGACGCGATCGCGCTCGAGCTCGTCGGATTTAAATACATGGCAAAGGGCGCGCGATGGATCGTCGGGATATCTTTCGGTCTCGGGGTCTGGTTTATGCATGAATGGGAACTATTAAAGAGGCTATTTAAATGAATATATCGGAGCATTTCACGCGCGAGGAGCTCGTCGGGAGTTATATCGCGGAGCGCCGCGGGATATCAAACGAGCCGACGCCGGACCAGCTCCGAAACTTATATGAAACCGCCGGGATGCTCGAACGTGTCCGGGTCCTTTGTAACAATCAGCCGGTTTATATTAATTCCGGCTTCCGATCGGAGACATTAAACGTCGTCGTCGGAGGCGCGGTTAATTCGGCGCATTGTCACGGGCGCGCGGCCGACTTCCGGATCCCGGGTTTCGGCTCGCCGTATGAAGTTACCGAACGGATTATCGTCTCCGACCTTGATTTCGATAAGGTCATTTATGAGGGGACTTGGGTACATATACAGATCCGGGACAATCCGCGCCGCGAGGCTTATATCGCCAATTTCGACGGCGGGCGGGTCCGATATCGCGCATGGGGGGCCGACGGATGATTGTTTACCTTGTTCACGGTTTCAACGTAAAGGACAAGGGCCAGGGGACGACCGATAAACTCGTCCCGGTCCTGGCAGAAAAGGGCGATTACCAGCCGGTCGAGATCGATTACGGTTTTTTCGGCTTGTTCCGTGTCCGGGTCTGTAACACGGGGACCGCGCGGATCCTCGCCTCGATCGTCGAGCCGGGATCGATTGCAATCGGACACTCGAACGGATGTGCCGTTATTCAACAGGCCGCGAGCTACGGCGCGAAGTTTCGGCATGTCACGATGATAAATCCCGCGCTCGACCGCGACGCGGTCCTCGAGGGGGCGGACACCGTTAACGTATGGCACTCGCCGACGGACGTCCCGACGCGCGTCTCGCGGGTCCTCTGGCGCCATCCTTGGGGGGCAATGGGTCGCCGCGGGCCGTCGTTTACGGACCCGCGTTACAAGGTTTTTAACGAGGACCACATATTTAAAGACAAGGTCGGGCATTCTGGCGTATTCGAATACCGACACCGGCTCCGGCGGATTGTCTCGGAGATCGAGGACCGGCTCTTTCCCGACGTCCCGGTATAAGATAGCGCCGCGATCCGCCAGGGGAACGGAACACGGCGCCGGGTGAAACGGTCCGACCGGACCGTCGACCGATAGTTTAATCGCAGTTATCCGCCTCGATCAACGCGTCCGCGCGATCCCGGATCGCTCTGGTCGCGATTTGTTTTTCGCCGGCCGGCAATTGTTGTAAAACCGGGTGATTTTCAATCCGGTTCAAGGCGACGGCCGATTCGGAGGCGTTAATATTATTCAGCATTGACCGCAGGACATTCGAATACGTCTCGGGCTCCGGCTCCGTTACGTCCTGGTCCGTCGGCGTCTCCGGATCTGGTTCCGGACCTGTCTCGCGTGGCGTCGCCTCGCCGGCTCTGGCGACGTTATCGGCGGACTTTTTCGGGGTCCGTTTCTTCCGAAATTTCCCGGTGGCGGTCAACGAGGGACTATTCGTATCTTTGTTCCAGGCGTGTAAATTCGCGTCGAATACGGTCCCGTCGGCGTCGAGGACCGGCTCGTCGTCCTGGTCCTGGTCCTCGCCGGCCGGCTCCTCGACGTCCTGGCTCGCCGTTATGACACTCGAGGACACCGTCGACGCGGCAGTCTCCGGCGGCGCCTCGACGACGACGGCGGTCGAGGTTTTAATATCCTCGGGAAGTTTCTCGAGTAAATCCCGCAGGACGCCGAATGAGTCGACGTAAATGGTTAATGCAATGTTCATTTCATTACCTCCGACGTAAAAGCCTCGCGCGCCAATCGCTCGAGGCGGACAAGTGAATTAAAACAGGTATCGCGACACTCGGGCCGGACCCGGCCGTTAATTAAGTGCGACCACAATAGCCAATGATTCAGCCGGTAATATTCGACCAGGTCGCCGGCGCTCGCCGCCTCGAGGATCTGGCCGCACAATTTAGCGAATGATTTATCGACCTGGTATTCGCGGACGTCGTCCTCATCGTCTAAAAACATCGATCAGGCTCCCGCATATTGTATGGAATCCGCGAGCCCGCAGGCCAGAATAAAAACGATTATCGCGATTATCAGTTTCGCGCGGTCTGTAAGGTTATGTCGCATATTCAAGGCTCCCTTTTCTCGGCTGTATAGATTTCCGACTCCATTCGCTCTAGCACCTTGGCCGAATGAGTCGTCGTTAAATGGGCGTATCGTTTAACCATGTCTAGTGTTTTGTGGCCTAGAATCTCCGCGATTTCGTTCGTCGTCGCGCCAGTCATCGCGAGATACGACGCGGCGGTATGGCGCAAATCATGAAAACGGAAATCCGTTAACCCGGCGACACGGACCGCGCGTTTAAAATGCCGATCGATACGGACCGGGATATCAGTCGCGCCGCGTTTATGGAATATATACGCGTTACCGGATATTTCGCCGCATTTCCAGGACCTGACGATCGCATAAGCCGTC